AGTTACCACTATGGGTGGAGAATATAATAAATTATATGAAAAGGATGGATTGTTTTTAAAACCTAATCGTCAATTAAGAGATTATAAAATTCTATCACTTGTTGCAAATCCAATGACACATAGGGTTATTGTTCAGAATCATTTACTAAAAAATCAATATGACAAACAAGGATTAATTAGTTTTAATGATAATTTACAAAATATTGTGAATAGTCGGGGTCAAAAAATAGACCATGTTGTTTGTGATACAAGAGTTTTGAAAGAATTTAATTTATTGGAGTATTTTAATAAAGAATTTTTAAATAGAATACCAATTAGAATAGATTGGGAAGAATTTAATAATTCACAATCCTTTCTTGGTCGTTATAGTCCTAATTATGATTTTTATAACAACTCATACTTTAGTGTTGTATGTGAGACAAATTATGAGATGGAGTTTGACAATGACACTTATTCATATCATTTACCAATATTCTTAACAGAAAAAACTTTAAATGCATTATGGTCATATCATCCATTCATTATAGTGAATCACAAACATAGTTTAAAGAAATTAAGAGAATTGGGATTTGAAACTTTTCCAGAATTATTTGATGAAAGTTATGATGAGGAGTTTGACCCACAAAAAAGATTAAAAATGGTTTTATCAGAAATAGATAGAGTGATGAAACTTGATAAAAAAGAATTACATAAAATTTATTGGAGTATGGAAGATAAATTTATACATAATAGAAATGTTATACTTGATATAGTGTTGAATCAAACACCAAATGTATATGAAGACTTAAACAAAATATTAGGAATCGGGGATACGGTATGAAAATTTTAGTAACAGGAACATCAGGACTAATAGGATATAATCTTGTAGAAAGATTATTAAAAGATGGACACGAAGTATTTGGAACAATACATAAAAACAATAAAAGAGTAAAAGGTGTAGAATACTTTTATGGTGATTTACGAGATATGGAATTTTGTAAAGAAATCACAGAGGGTATGGATATAGTTGTTAATTGTTCTGCAAATACTTCAAATGCAGTTGATACCGTAAAGTCACCTTTAGTTCATGTTACACCGAATGTTATAGTAAACACACAATTGATAGAGGCTACATATTTCAATAAAGTAAAGAAGTATGTATTTATCAGTAGTTCAACCGTATATCCACCAAGTGGTGAAGATTTAGTTGATGAAACTTGGAATATATTTGAAGAACCATATCCTGTATATCATGCAGTAGGTTGGATGAAAAGATATGGTGAAGTGTTGTGTGATTTATATGCAAATCAATTATCACCAAATATGGATTGTTTAGTGGTGAGACCTGCAAATTGTTATGGGCCCCATGATAAATGGGACTTTGATAAGTGTCATGTCACACCTGCAACAATTAGAAAAGTAATTGACAAACATAATCCAATTCAAGTTTGGGGTGATGGTGAGGATGTTAGAGATGTTATATACATAGAAGATTTTATAGATGGTTTAGTAAATGTCATGGAGAATTCTAAAGACAAATATGAAGTAGTTAATATTGGTTCTAATACAAGTTATAGTGTTAATGAGATATTAGATACTTGTATGGAAGTTGATAATTACAACGCACCAATTGAATATATTAGTGGCAAACCATCTATGATACCAATCAGAAAAATAAGTTCTGATAAGATGAAAAATAAATACCAATGGGAAGCAAAAACTTCATTGTCAGAGGGAATAAGAAAGACAATAGATTGGTATAAACAGGAGTACGGAAATGACGAATAATGAAATACTTTCTTTTTACAAAGAGAATGGTTACTATGTAGAAAATATTTTCTCTACAGAAGTAATGGATGAGTATAGAGAAGAGGGTAATAGATTGATTGAATTGAGGAAAACTTCAGAAGAAGATGATAACACAAGACCATATGCATATACACATAGAGATTCAGAGTTATTTGATAAGTTGTGGAGACACCCACGAACTTTAGAAATACTTGAAACACTAATTGGTGGTAAAGTTGATGGATTACAAACTTGGATGTATTTTAAACCACCAGGTGAGTTGGGTAGAGATGTTCACCAAAACATTTTTTACTCACATGCAAACCGAGGTGACATTATAAATGCATCTTGTGCCATTGATGATAGTGATGAAGAGAATGGATGTCTATATGTTTATCCTGGTTCACAAGTGGAATCATGTCTACCAATCAATATTGATGAGGATAGACTATTAACAAATCCAGACGATTGGAGAAATGAACGAGGTAAACCTTGTCACATACCAGGAGAATGGGTTGATGGTGTTTGGACAGATAGATATGAAAAAATATATCTACCAATGAATTCAGGTGATGTTATATTTTTACATTCACATGTAATTCATGGTTCAGAGACTAATAAATCAGAGACTAAATGGAGAAGAGCTGCACTTGGTAGTTATCTTAGACAAGATGCACACTTTAATCCAGGTGGTCAAATGAAAAGAGAAAGAATAAATCTTTATGATTAAAGACTATACAAAAGGATATTATTGGCAAGACAATTATTATCCTGATATAAATCATGTTTATAAAAATAAAGATTATAAATATGATATTGATGTTAGATTAATTGATGGGTGTGGTGATTCAGTTTCACAACAAAGACTTGAAAAAAGTATTGAAGTACTAAAAGAGTTTGAGGAGAAATTACCTTTTAGAAGTTTTGCTATTGTTTCACCACTTGTACCACCATATCCATGTGAAGAACACAATTGGATTGAATTGAAAGGTACTATGGACTATCATGATTATGGAGAGTTTGTATTAAAATATCTACATAAATATTTTGATGCACCACATGTATTATTGATTCAATGGGATTGTTTTATAACCAATATTGATAAATGGAAAGATGAGTTTCTTGATTATGACTTAGTATACACAATATCTGATGGGTGTCAAAATGATGATTCTGAATTTATAGAAGACATTGGACATTTCAATGGTGGACTAACATTAAGGTCTAAAAAGTTTTGTAAATCTACATCTGATTATTTTACTAATGCAAAGAGTAAAAATGGAATCATTTATAGATTTGATGAATCAAGTGGTATGGTATTTAAACAAAATGAAGATTTATTGATACATGAGAACTATGAAGAATTAAAAAAATATGATTTAAAGTTTGCATCACCAAGTTTAACAAGTGAGTTTTCTTTAGGTAATCATACAACATCTATTCTTCCACATAGAAAACAAACTGCATTTGGATTTCACGATATGAGTATGAAGTTTCAAATAGTAGAAGATGATAATGGAGAACCAATTATTATGAATTATAAAGATGAATTAAATCGTTCTATGAAATGGTTAAGTGATAAAGAGGATACTATTTTTATGGGACAATCAGTTAAGTATAGTGGTAATTCTATTTATGGAACATTACAAGATATTGATGATGAGAAGAGATTAGAATTACCTGTGTTTGAAGAAATACAAATGGGAATGAGTACAGGTATGGCACTAAATGGACATGTTCCAATTAGTTGTTTTCCAAGAATGGACTTCCTACTTAGATGTATGGATAGTTTAGTAAACCATTTAGATAAGATTCAAGATATGACTAATGGTCAAATGAAACCAAAAGTTATAATACGAACTGCAGTTGGTTCTCGTGAACCACTAAATGGTGGAGTACAACATACTCAGAATTATATTAAACAACTAAAAGAGATGTTAACTGAAGTCAAAATTGTTGAGCTTGATAAAACAGAAGATATATTTAATGAGTTTACAAAAGCATACAATAGAGATGGTTCAACAATTTTAGTAGAATATGGGGATTATTACAATGACAGATAACCAATATAGAATTATTACGGGTGGTTGTAGTTTTTCAAAGAAAGCTGATGTACCTATAATGAAAGAAAAAGAAAAAACTTGGACAAATGCAATAGAAGAATATTTTGATTTTCCATTTTATTATCATACAGGTGAACCTGCATCTGGTAATTCTTTGATATCAAGAAGAGTTATTTATACACTATCTAATGTTTTAAAAATACCTAATATAAAAAAAGAAGATATTTTAGTTTCAGTTATGTGGAGTGACCCAATACGAACTGATTTATTTGGTTCATTAGAGGAAACTTATAAATGGCCAGGATTAACTAAACACAAGGGTAATACTGAACCTTTAAGATTAGGAGAAGGAATGAATACCGCCTATAATAAAGAAAATAGAAATTGGGGATATTTTAGAAGTGGTGGATTTCCAAATAAAGATGGATATGCATTTAAAGAATATACAGATTGGTTTACTAATTATTATGAAAATTATTATACTACAGAATATTCTTTCATTAATACTTTTGAGTCTATTTTAAGAGTACAATATTTTTGTAAATTACATAAAATAAAATATGTATTTCATACTATGAAAAATATATTTACTAATAAAGATGGAGAGTTTCTACATAAACAATATAAAGAGACTGAACATTTATTTGAACAAATTGATTTTGAAAATTTTGTTTTTTCAAATGATTATGATGGTTTATATGAATATGCAAAAGAACATGACTTACCATTCTGGGATGATAATCTACATGTAGAATGGGATGGACATAAGACATATTTTAACAAAATTATAAAACCAGAAATATTGGAGTTAATATGAAAATAGTATTTGACCAAAATGTACCATATCTGATACCTAATGCATGTCACCTTGAAATTAAAAGGTATGTTATGAATGAACATAATGGATTCTACGACCATACAGAAGTTTCGGTTAGAGAAAAATTTGGGGAACCTTGGCATGTTTATAATTCAAGTTTTAGGAATTATTATGAAGATATGATAACAAACATAAAAGATGTTAAACCAGAAGATACTTGGGTATATCCTGTAGAAATTTTTGGAGATTTTCAAAAATCATTTGGTATAAATCAAGAAAAGGGTTCATTATATGATGGTTGGAATTTTACACAGGCAATTCCACCTACTACAATGAGTAAGTTAAAACAATCAAATGGTTATATATTAATTACAATGGTTCATGAGGGTTTAGTAGTTGATGTATTTTTTGAAAGATTGGCACAGATTTGTGAAGCAAATAATTTACCAATGAAAAAGATAATTATATTAACAAGTGGTAACCATGGTATAAAAAAACAACATCACACTTGGCACCAAAAGAATATGCAAACTACAGACAGATTTAATGTTATGAACTATCACTACTTTTTATACGAAAAAGGACATGAGTATAATATAGGTATTGATAAGTTTGAATCTAAGGAGACTAAAGGAAAACTTAGTTCTGTATCATTAGGTGATTTTAAAAATAGTTTAGGTAAAAAAAGAGATAATAAGTTTTTGTGTTTTAATAGAAGAATGCATCCACATCGTGTAATGTTGGTTGCAGAATTACATAGATTGGGTATTTTAGATAAGAATTTAGTTAGTTTTCAATTTACATTAGATGGTGATTTTAGATTTCCAACAAGAATTGATACCTACATTGAAGAATACAAGATGATTTATGATGATGAGCAAACCTATAGAGAAAAATTTGAAAAGTATATCAAACAAGTTATTAAAATGAAAAAAAGAATGATTGACCATGAAGACTTATCCAAAATTCATGGATTTCGTGGAGATGTTAAAAAACCTTGGTTAAATACTTATTATAGTGTAGTAACAGAATCTAATTTTTTTAGAAGAAGTGATTATATAACAGAAAAGACTTGGAAATGTGTTGGTAATTTCCATCCTTTTATAGTATTTGGAAGACCAAATACAATTGGTGAATTAAAAAGACTTGGATTTAAAACTTTTCATCCATTTATTGATGAATCATATGATAGAGTAGTTGATAATAAAAAAAGATACAATATGATTCTTGATGAAATAGTAAGATTGCAAAATATACCTGAAGAAGAAATGGTAAAATGGTATTCTGATATGAAAGAAATTCTAATTCACAATTATAATCATTTTATGAAATTAGGTAGTGAAAGAAATAAACAATTTAATAATTTATTCAAAGAGATAGAAGAAAAATGTACAAAATAAGTTTCCTTGAGTTATCAGATATTACCGCAAATCAAGTAAAATTACCATATTCTACTGGTTTGATATGGGGATATTGCAAACTTAATCCACTTATAGAAAAAAATTATTCTTTCAATATGGAAGATTGGATATATTATCGTCAAGACGAAAATAAGATTATAAATCAAATAAAAGATTCTGATATAATCGGTGTTTCAAATTTTGTATGGAATTCAATCGTTAATACTTCAATCATAAAAAAAATAAAAAAAATAAATCCTAATTGTTTAGTTATATTTGGTGGACAAGGAACACCAAAAGGTGATAGGTGTAAACAATTTTGTAAAGATAATCCAGGTATTGATATATTGGTTCATGGTGAGGGTGAGTTAACATTTGAAGATATATTATTACGATATCTTATAGATAAAGATTGGACAAAAGTAAATGGTGTTACAATTAATCCACCATTAGGCGAACTAATCACAACACCACCAAGAGAAAGATTAAAAGATATTGATTCAATGCCAAGTCCTTACTTGGATGGGTTATTTGATGATTTAGTAAAAATTAAAGACCATGACTATGCATTTGAGGGTACAATAGAAAGTGTTCGTGGTTGTCCTTATCAATGCACATTTTGTGAAATAGGTGATAAATATTTTCAGAAGATTGCAAGACAAACAAATGAAAAAGTATTTAAAGAATTGGATTGGTTGTCTAAAAACAAAGTAGAATTTTTCTATAATGCAGATTCTAATTTTGGTTTATTGAAAGAACACCTTGATATTGTAAAGTATATGACAAAGTTAAAAAAAGAAACTGGATATCCTGATAATATTCGTGTAGATTGGGCAAAGTCAAAGGCAGATAAGGTTGTTGAATATGCCTATTTACTTACAGAAGCAGGTATGATGAAAGGTATTACAATTGCATTACAATCTATGAATCCTGATGTATTAAAGGCAATTAGAAGAAAAAATGTTGATAGTGGAAAATTACAAGAATTTTTTGATTTATATAAAGATAAAGAATTGATAAGTTATGTGGAATTAATTTTGGGATTACCAAAAGAAACAATTGAATCATTTAAAGAAGGTATATTTCAAATAATGGATATGGAATTTCATGATTATGTTGGAGTGTATCCAATGACTGCATTACCTAATACACCATTTTTTGAACCAAGTTATGTAAAAGAATATGGTATTGATGTTGTTGAGACCACACCTGCATTTTTCCATCATGATTATCCTGAAATGTTAAAAAAAGAAAAAGAATTTATGGTAGTTGGTAGTGAAACAATGAATAGAGAGGAATATATAGAGGCCTCTATTTGGAGATGGATGTTTATGTTTAGTCATTTTTTAGGATTTACACAACACATTTCAAGAGTATTAAGTTCAACACATGATATATCTTATAAAGAATTTTATACTAAGTTTTATAATTGGATGAAAAAGAATCCTGATACTTTCTTAGGAAAAGAAATGAATACTACTAAAGATACCTTAACAAAAGTTTTAAAAAAAGAAACACTTTGGGGTAGAAAAATAGAAGAAACTACAGGAGAATATTATTGGGATTATGAAGAGGCAACATCTATCAGAATCGTGACTAATCGTGAAGAATTTGATAAGAATCTTAGAAGTTTTTTATTTAGTGAGTTTAAAAAAGTAGATGTATCTTTACTTGAAGACTTACTTTTGTTCCAAAAAATGATTTGTACTAATCCATTTGAACAATATCCAAAGAAAGTTCCATTTAATTTTAATATCAAAGAGGTTATTTTTGAAAATAAACCTATCAAAAATGGTGGTCATATCTATGAATTCAATTCTGAAAACTATAATTCAGATGTAAAGAAGTGGTGCACTATAAATATGTGGTGGGGAAGAAGAAACAGAGGATACGAAACTTCCGTAACTTAATATTTATAGTTGATAAACTACATTTGGAGTTTTAAATGATTAAACTAAAAGATTTATTAGAATCAAATATAACAGGAAAGAGTGCAAATTCTGAATCCTATGGTGGATATAAAGGATTTGTAAAACCTGAAGATTATGATGCCTATAAAAAAGATTTGGCAAAAAAACTTAAAGTAATGATTGCAGAGGGTATTCAAGACAAAGGTATTTTTAAGGCAGTCTTTCTTGCAGGTGGGCCAGGTAGTGGTAAAACTTATGTTGCGAAAAAAATATTTGGTATACCTGATAAGTTTAATATTAGTATGAGTGGTATGAAAATGGTAAACTCAGATAAAGAGTTGAAACACTTATTACATAAATTTGGATTCGGTACTGATTTAGACAAAATGCCAGATGAAGTATTTAATCAACTTACAAATCCAGATGATGATGATTATAGTGGATTCAGAGGATTTTCAAAAGAACTTACTGCACAAAGAATGAAATTATATAGAAAAGGTAAGTTAGGAATGATTATAGATGGAACTGGACATAAATTTGGTAAAATTAGTTCTTTGAAAAAAGAATTAGAAGATGAGGGATACGATACCTATATGGTAATGGTTAACACATCATTAGAGGTGGCACAAAAAAGAAATCAAGAAAGAGATAGAATATTACCACCAAAATTATTAGAAAAGAGTTGGAAAGATGTTCAGAAGAATATTGGTTCTTTTCAAGCATTATTTAAAAACAACTTCGTGATAGTGGATAATTCAAAACACTTAAACGACAAACAAGCGGAGGCAAAATTTGTTCCATTGGTTACTAAAGTTATTAGAAAATTTGTTAACAAACCTATCAAAAACAAACTTGGAAAAATGTGGGTTGAAAAACAAAAACTACTTAATAGGAGAAAATAATATGTTAACGACATTTGATGAAATTATAGAAGTTACTTTACATCACGAAGGCGGATATGTTCATGACCCAAATGATTTAGGTGGTGAAACTAATTTTGGAATAGCAAAGAGATTCTATCCTGATGTGGATATCAAGAACCTTACAGAAGAGGGTGCAAAAGAAATTTACAAAAAAGATTATTGGGATAAGAATAAGGTAGATGAACTTGATGAACAATTAAAACATATATTCTTTGATATGTGTGTGAATCAAGGTAGAGGAACAGCAGTAAAGATTTTACAACGAGCTTGTAATGCAAAGGGTGCAGACCTTGCAGTAGATGGTGGATTTGGGCCAGGAACTAAAGGTGCACTTGAAACTTACAAACCATCATTGGAAAGAGTTCGTTGTTATAGACTAAAACATTATTATGATTTAGTAAACAGAAAACCAGAACAAGAAAGATTTTTGTTTGGTTGGTTTAAAAGAGCACTTTCAGTATAGGAGAAAATAATGGCAGCATTAGGAGGCAACCCATCAGATGTAGGTGGAATTGTAAGTAGAACTAAAAGTTCAGATAGAATAGGTCAATATACAGCGACTTATGAAGTACCGGCATCAACAACTTATGAACCAACAGGTTCATTTAAAAATACTGCATTCATGATTGAATCAGGAACTAATTACACATTGACAGCAGTTGATGGTGGTGATTTGACTGCAGGTTTGGTAAATGGTCAAGTATATCGTGTGGCATTGAAAAAAGTTGTTAATGGTGGAACTACCGTAGTTAAATTATTGAAGTAATGGCAAAAGGAGATTGTTACTCGGCAAATGGTAGATGGATGATTGGTAAAGATGACTCTTACCGATTAGTTCATGGTGTGGCAATCTTAGCAACAGATGGAAAACCATTTGGTCATTGTTGGATTGAAAAAGGTAGTCAAGTATTAGATTTCAGTAATGGTAAAAATATAAAAATAAGTAAAAAGAAGTATTATGAATTAGGTGGAATACCAGTGAAACCTTACAAACTTTATAAATACAAATCCTTAGAAATGGCAAAACTAATGGTCAAACACGAACATTGGGGGCCATGGGATTTAAAACCACCGAGATGAGATATGGCATATATAATAGCAGAACCTTGTGTTGGAACATGTGATACGGCATGTGTGGATGTATGTCCAGTAGATTGTATTCATGGGCCAATAGATAAAGATGGAGCAGGAGCAGAAGTTTCTGGATTAGATACATTAGATGGTAAACAATTATACATAGACCCTGATGAATGTATTGATTGTGGTGCATGTGAACCAGAGTGTCCAGTAGAAGCAATTTATGATGAAGATGAATTACCTGAAGAATGGGTAAAATATATTAATATTAATAAGGAGTTCTTTCAATGAAAAATATAACTGAATTTGGAAAACATTTAGATGAACCAAGTGAAATTGGTAAGAAAAAACAACGATTATCAAAAAAAGATAAATTGTTATTAAAAAAAGATTTAGAAGAAAGGCTTGAAGAGAAAAAGAATAAAGGTCTTTGGCACAATATTCACGCAAAAAGAAAAAGAGGTGAAAAACCTGCAAAACCTGGTGAAAAGGGATATCCAAAAACTTTAAAGATTGAGAAAAAAGATGGAGACCCATGTTGGGTAGGATACAAACAAATAGGAATGAAAGATAAAGATGGAAAAAAAGTTCCTAATTGTGTAAAAGAAGTTACAGAAATATATTATGAAGTTGATGGTAAAGGACATGGATATACCTTTGAATATATTAGAACCAAAGATTTGAACGAGGCAGAATATCAAGGAAGAAAAGTAAAACTTGGTAAACCAACTACTGGTGATGTAAAGAAGTTCAAAGTATATGTAAAGAATCCAAAGGGTAATGTAGTCAAGGTTAATTTTGGACATAAAGGTAAGGGTGGTGAAAAAACTATGAGAATCAAAAAATCTAACCCTGATGCCCGTAAGTCATTTAGAGCAAGACATAATTGTGAAAATCCTGGCCCAAGACATAAAGCTCGTTATTGGTCTTGTAGAAAATGGTAGGAGTTAATGAGTAATAAACTTACAGAATGGTTAGTTAAACCTTTATTAGAAGATATAAAAATTCCTGTAGAGATTGGGGATACTATCTTAATGGGCCGTTTTAAGAATAAAAAAGTAAAAGTTAAATCAATAGGTTATAATGAAAAAGGTGATTTACTTATTAATAATAGGACTGCATTAAAGTTTAGAATAGTAAAGACAGACAAAAAACTACTACCACATAAAACTACTGATAAAGATTCAGTATCACCTGATGGTGATATGAGAGGAGTAAAGAAGTTTGAAGTCACAGAAAATAAAGTTAGTTTAAATGTTCCTGGTGATGTAAAACGATTACATCAATTATTCAAAAAAAATAAAAAACAATTATATATCGTAGGTGGTGCAGTTCGTGATGCGATACTTGGTAAGAAACCAAAAGATTTTGATATGGCAACTGATGCAAAACCAGATGAAGTATTAAAGATTGCAAAGAGTGGTGGATTTAAAACATATTCAGTTGGTAAAAAGTTTGGTGTGGTAATTGTGGGTGGACATGAGATTGCAACATTTAGAAAAGATATAGGTAAAGGTAGAAGACCTAAAGCAGTAGATTTTTCAGATATTCAAGGTGATGTAAAAAGAAGAGATTTGACAATTAATTCTTTATTCTTTGATATTGGTAGAGGTGAAGTGGTTGACTTGACAGGTGGATTAGAAGATTTAAAAAATAAGTTAATTAGAACGGTAGGAAGTGCAAAAAGAAGATTTGATGAAGACCCATTGAGAAAACTAAGAGCACTTAGATTTCAAGCAGTGGTTGGTGGTAAGATGGATAAAGAAACAGAAAAGGCTTTATTAATCAATCCAAGTTTGAAAGGTGTTAGTGCAGAAAGAATTAGAGATGAGTTTATAAAAGGAATTAAAAAAGGAAAATCATCTAAATTATTTATGGAGGCACTTGATAAGTTTAGATTTACAAAACAAATTTTCCCACAATTAAATATACAAAAACCTTATCCAAATGTCAAGGATTATATTTTGTTCCTTGCAACTATTTTTAGAAAAAATGATGTCACTAAATTACCAAAAATTTTAAACAAATTAAAGTATAGTTCTAAAGAGTCAAATAATATAACATTTTTAGTTTATTTGAATAACTTTAACCCAAAGAATATCTATAATGTTAAAAAGGCACAAGAGAAAACTACATTAACACCAAAACAAATCCAAGAGTATGGTAAATTAATTGGTAAAGATTTTAAAAAATTATCAACATTTCAATTATCAGTAAAGGGTGGTGGAACAGAATTTGTAGGATTAAAAGGTAAAGAAATTGGTGATAAGATAAAAGATATAGAAATGAAATTATATATGAATGAAAATATATTAAATGAACGAAAGGCAGGATTTGATTCAGTTCATACTAAAAGTGCATTCAGTTCATTGTTTGGTGGTCATTATGCAAAACATGTTCCACTAACTACTAAATTTATGCAAAGTATTTTGGGTAGAGAAAGAGTAAGTGTATTTCATGTTAGTAGTGTGGAAGGTGCAGAAAAAATTGGAAGAATCATTGGTAAGAAAAGTGCATTATCTACATTTACCAAAGTGGATAAAGGTGAAAAACTTGCAAAAGGACGAGGAATACAAACACAAGGTGGTGTTGTATTTCAATTAGAGGGTAGTTTGTTAGTAGCGAGCACAAGAGATATGCAAACTCACCCAGACAAAACAGGTCGTAGATGGGTTTCACCATTATATTTAGCAGGTAAAGTTGCTGGTGGTAAGATGGATAAAGAAATACAAAATGGTATCAAGAAATTAAAAATAGATTATGATACTTGGTATGTTATTGAAAGAGATTTAAGAGATAAAATTGGTAAAAGACCAGAACTTCAATTTACAGATAGTGATGGAAAACCCGATGGAACACCGAAATATGATTTAGTCCAACCAATATATGAAAAAGAATTAAATAAAATAAAGGCAAAGTGGATTAAAAAATATATTGATATGTGTTACAAAGTAATAAGAAAGTATAAACCACAAATCAAACGACACATATTAAGTCAAAAAGATAAACCATCAGAATATGGTTGGAATGAAATCATTGTAAATCAAATTCATGTTCAAGATGTTTTTCTAATAGATAGTTTGATGTATAAAAATCCAGGTTATAGAGACCCATTTATAAAAAAAATGGAAAAGATTGCAAAAGGAAAAGTAACCGTAGGTAAACCTGGACAATTTAGAAAATGGTTTAATGAACGAGGTGGTGTAATTAATGAAGAGTTTGGTGCACCAGCTGGAGTTATACCATCACCAAGTAGAAAAGGTGTAAAGAAAAATAAAACAGATAAACAGAGTGGATATAAAAAAGTAACTGAAGAAAAGTCAAAAATCAAAAAAGTAATTGGTATTTATGGTGGTAGATTCCAACCATTCGGCCCACATCATTATAAGACTTATAAGTGGTTAGAATCACAAGTAGATGAGGCCTACATAACAACAAGTGATATTAAAAAACCACCAAGACACCCAATGAACTTTACAGAAAAAGTTCGTCACATGGTAAAAATTGGTGTTCCAAAGAATAGAATTGTAAAAGAAAAAACACCATATGTGGCAAATAATACATTAAAAAAGTTTGACCCAGAAACTACTGCAGTTGTTTATATTTTTGGTAAGAAAGATGCAGGAAGATTAAAGGGTGGAAAGAAAAAAAGTGGTGGAAAAACTTATTATCAAGATTACAAAAAGAATAAGAAAAATTTAGTAGGATATGAAGAACATGGATATATACTAACTGCCCCACACCAATCTATAAAAGTGGGTGGTCAAGAGGTAAGTGGAACCGTAATGAGAAATTTATTAGGTTCACCTAAAATAGATGATAAAGATAGACCTAAATTATTTAAACAGGCCTTTGGATATTTTGATAAAGGTGTTTATAATATGATGACTAATAAGTTTAGAAAATTATTTGAAGTGTTTGATAATTTTATTATTCATAATGATTTAACAGATATATTAAAAGAAAATTCAACTACTAATCAATTTCCAATTGATGACGGCCCACCAACATTTTACGATGGATTTAGTGATTATAAAAAACATTCAAAAAAATGGATTAAAAGTATGTATTCATCTGATGATGGTCTTGGTTGGGAATTAGTTAGTTATATTTTAAGTAAAAATGCAAATGACCCTGGTTTGGATTTTACAACAAGAATGGATAAAGTCCCTACGGTTGCATATGGTAGAAGAGGTGCAGGGCCATATGGTGAAAGATTTCCAAGTGAAGACCCAGTTAAAGCATATAAAAAATGGTTAGAAAAAGTAGTTAGTGGATTAGAATTTGAAATTGTAAAATGGTTTGGACTAACAGATAATGAAAGAGATGTTACAGGTGTTCCTGTTGAAGCTCCTGCACTACCAGGTGTTCAAACACAAGACCAAAATACACAAAGGGCAATTGAACTTGATTTAGCTCCAGGTGATGATTCTATGGGTGATGCAATTGATGATATACAAGAGTCATTTATGAAAGATATTGAATTATTGATTGAGGGTGGAGCATATGGACATATGGCACATCCATTTGATGATAATAATTTGACATTTTCAGATTTGAAACAGATAGTTATTAATGGTATCGGTGGAAAGTTAGATAGAGAAGATGGAGTTACAGAGAAACTTGATGGACAAAATCTAATGGTGAGTTGGATTGATGGGAAGTTAAAGGCAGCTCGTAACAAAGGACACTTAAAGAATTTTGGTAAAACTGCACCAGATACAAAGGGAATTGCATCTATCTTTAAAGGTAGAGGAGAAATCAAGAAAGCTTTTGTAGGTGCAATGAAAGATTTAGAAAAAGCAATCGGTTCATTATCCGATAAACAAAAAGAAAAAGTATTTGGTAATGGAAAGAGATGGATGAATTTAGAGGTTATGTATCCACAAACAGCAAATGTAATAGATTATGATGTGGCAGAAATAGTATTTCATGGAACATTAGAATATGATGATAGTGGAAGACCAGTAGGTCAACCTAAAGATAGTGCTCGTATGTTGGCAGGTATGATTAAACAAGTAAATCAGAATGTTCAGAAGACATTTAAAATAGGTAAACCAAACTTTTTGAAAGTACCAAAACATCAAAATTTTGATAAATTAAAAACAATGTATATGAATAGAATTAAAAAACTACAATCAGAATATGCATTAAGTGATAAAGATACATTGGGTATGTATCATGAATCATATTGGAGAGAATATATTTATAATGCATCAAAACAATTTAAAGTAAAGTTAAAACCTACACAATTTGCAAAGTTAGTAAAGAGATGGGCATACTTTGATAAGAGTTATAAGATACAACAAATTAAAAAAGATTTTGGTGATAATGAAAAATTTTTAGATTGGATATTAAAAACAGATAAATTTGACCATAATAAAATTTTTAAAGATAATATTAAACCATTTGAAGTGTTGTTCTTTGATGTGGGTGCACAAATATTAAAAAACATAAGTGGATTTATGGCTGCAAATCCTGATATGGCAGTTCAAAAAGTTCGTAAAGAAATGAATAAGGCCTATATGGATTTAAGTAAAAAAGGTAACATAGAGAAACTAAAAAAATTAAAAACACAAATTCAAAAACTAAATGCAATTGGTGGATTAAAATCAATTGTTCCAAGTGAGGGTATAGTGTTCAAATACAAAGGTAAAGTTTATAAATTTACAGGAGCATTTGCACCAATCAATCAAATACTTGGTAGTTTGAAATTTGGATAGGAGTTATAATGGCAGGATATAGTAAAGAAGCAGAAAGACAAAATAAGGCATTAAAAGATTTAATGTCAGGAAAAGAACATACAAAAGATTATATACAAGTAGGATACGAGGGTAAACAAGAAAATCAAGGTGGTAAAACTCGTGAGAGTAAAATGACAGATATTATGAAATCTGTCAGAATGCCTTGGTTTTGTCCATCATGTAAAAAGGCAATGAAGAAAAAACTTGATAGAAAGTTTTGGAGAACAAAGGGTCATTGCTTTGATTGTCAGATAGAAATTGAAAATAAGATGAAAATCAATGGTGAATTTGAAAAATATGCAGAGACAATAAAATTAGAAAATCAAAAAGCATATTTAGTAGATTTGGAACAAAGTATTGATGAATTTGAAAAATCTGGTGGTAAAAAAGAATGGTTGAATAATGTTGGTGTCAACACTCCAGAACTTGAAAAAGAGAAATGGGAAATGGGTGAGGCACAATTTGAAGAAACCATTAAAGAAGCACGAGAATTTATTCAAAATGCAAAAGAAAAAATTGAAGAATTTGAACAACAACTACAAGGAGATGAATAATGGGTATCATTGAATTCATAATGAATCTATTTTTTGGCGGAAAGAAAAAAGAAGAAGTCAAGAAATTAGATAAGGCAATTGAGAAGAAAAACGAAGAAGTAAAATCACTTGAAAAAGAAGTGGTTAAACTTGAAAAGAAGAAAAAAGTAAACAAAAAAGAAGTTGCTAATCTTAAAAGAAAAGTGACTAATACTAAGAAACAAATATTAAAGGCTGAGGAAGCATCTAAAACTAACGATGTTGATGAAGCTGTAAAATTTTTGAAGAAATTTAGTAAGTAATATATATTTATATATATGAGATATTTAATTTACATATTATTCATTGGTTTGTTATTTGGGCAAGATAAGAAAACCTTTACTTTTTCAGAGGAAGAAGTTCTTAATTTTACTAATAAAATCAAAGAATTAGAGTTAAAAGATAGTTTGAATGTATCTTTAGTAATGGATTTGGAAAAACAAATCTCATTATTAGAGGAAAATTCAAAATCTGATTCATTGATTATTGATTTTAGAACACAACAACTTCAATTACAAGAAGAAACTATTAATCTTTATAAGGAAAAAGTTAAAGTTGTTAGACCTAAGTGGCACGAAAACAAATGGTTATGGTTTGTTTATGGTGTTGGGGCTACGGCAATTTCAGTTAATCTTGCAGGACAATTAGCAGACTAATGGCAGAACAATTAAAAGATGTAATTAAACAAGAGTATATTAAGTCTGCAAAAGACCCTGCATACTTCTTAAAAAAGTATTGTGTAATTCAACATCCAATTCATGGTAAAGTTCCATTTGATTTATATGACTTTCAAGAAAAAACAATTGAAGAGTTTGAAGATAATCGTATGAACATTATTTTGAAAGCTCGTCAGTTAGGTATATCTACATTGACAGCAGGATATTCATTATGGATGATGACCTTTCATCAAGATAAAAATATATTGGTAATTGCAACTAAACAAGATGTTGCAAAGAATTTAGTTACAAAGGTTCGTGTTATGCACGCAAATCTACCAAGTTGGTTAAAACAACGATGTGTTGAGGATAATAAATTATCATTACGATATGTTAATGGTTCACAGATAAAGGCAGTTGCATCAGGACCTGAAGCAGCTCGTTCTGAAGCTCTATCATTATTAATATTGGACGAGGCAGCATTCATTGATAAGATTGATGATATATGGACTGCATCTCAGGCAACTTTAACCACTGGTGGTCAATGTATTGCACTCTCAACACCAAATGGAGTTGGTAATTGGTTTCATAAAACTTGGGTAGAAGCCGAAGAAGGACGAGGTATGTTCAACTTCATTAAATTACATTGGTCAGTTCACCCAGAAAGAGATGATGAATGGAGAAGAGAACAAGATGTTTTATTAGGGCCAAGTGGTGCATCACAAGAGTGTGATTGTGACTTCTTGACATCTGGTACTGGTGTGATTGATGCAGTATTATTAGAAAATTTAAGAAAGAAAGAATGTAAAGACCCATTAGAAAAAAGAGGTATTGATAATAATTGTTGGATTTGGGAACCACCAAATTATACAAAGAATTATGTAGTATGTGCAGATGTTGGTCGTGGAGATAGTGCTGATTATAGTGCTTTTCATGTTATTGATATTGATAGTGTTGAACAAGTGGCAGAATACAAAGGTAGAATAAATACTAAAGATTTTGGTAATATGTTAGTGAGTATTGCAACAGAATATAACGATGCCTTACTAATTATAGAAAACAATAATATTGGTTGGGCAACCATCCAACAAGTAATAGATAGGGATTATCCTAATCTATTTTATACGAGTAAAGATTTACGATATGTTGATGTTCAACATCAGTTGACAAACAAATATAGAACAACTGAGAGAAATATGGTGGCAGGATTTACTACCACTATGAAAACAAGACCATTAATTATTGCAAAACTTGAGGAATATTTTAGAGACGAATCAGTTTTGGTTCGTTCTAATAGATTAATAGATGAATTATTGACATTTGTATATGTTAATAACAGAGCCGAAGCAATGGTAGGATATAATGATGATTTAGTTATGTCATTTGCAATCGGTTTATGGGTTCGTGATACTGCATTAAGATTACGAACAGAGGGAATTGAATTAACAAAAAAAACCTTGACTATGATGAACCAAGAGGGTGTTTATACACCACAAGATACGACAAATGATTATTGGGATTGGGACTTAGGAAAGGATAAAGAAAAAGAGTCACTAAATTGGCTCTTGTAAGTGAGGTAAAAAATGGCAGATACAACATTATTTGGAAGACTGAGACGATTATTTAGTACAAATGTAATCGTAAGAAATGTCGGTGGTCGTAAATTAAAGATTGCTGATACAGACCAAATACAAACACAAGTTAAGTCACATCTTGTTGACAGATATTCAAAGTTACATAGTAATTTGGATTTAGTTGGAACTGGATATTCCACCGTCCATCAAGTTATGGCTGCAAGACTTGCACTATTCAAAGATTATGAATCAATGGATAGTGATAGTATCATATCAAGTGCATTAGATATATACTCTGATGAATCAACGATGAAATCAGAATATGGTGATGTATTAGAAATTAAATCAGACAATGAAAACATAAAAGAGATATTACATAATTTATTTTATGATATTATGAATATTGAGTTCACCTTATGGCCTTGGGTTCGTAATATGTGTAAGTATGGTGACTTTTACCTTTATTTAGATGTTAGTGAAAAGTATGGTATTACAAATGTTATTCCATTGTCACCTTATGAAGTCGTAAGAGCAGAGGGAGAAGACCCAGAAAATCCTTATTATACTAAGTTCTTCTTAGAAAGTATTGAGGGAGCACATCCTTATCTTGGTCAACATAATAAACAAAGTCAAGGAAAAAGTATTGAGTTTGAAAATTTCCAAATTGCACACTTTAGATTAACTAATGATAGTAATTTCTTACCATATGGTAAAAGTATGATGGAGGCAGCTCGTAAGACATGGAAACAATTAACTCTTATGGAAGATGCGATGTTAATTCATAGAATTATGAGAGCACCATCAAAAAGAGTTTATAAAATAGATATTGGAAACATACCACCAAACGAAGTTGACAATTATATGCAAAGAATTATCAACAAAATGAAAAAGACACCATTTATGGATGAAAGTACTGGTGAGTATAATTTAAAATATAATATACAAAACTTAACCGAAGATTTCTTTATGCCTGTTCGTGGTGGAGATAGTGGAACAGAAGTTTCAGAATTAGGTGGATTAGATTATGATTCAACTGATGATATTGAATATTTAAAAAATAAAATGTTAGCAGCATTAAGAGTTCCAAAGGCATTCTTAGGATTTGATGAAAATGTCGGTGGTAAAGCAACACTTGCAGCAGAAGATGTAAGATTTGCCAGAACCATAGAAAGAATACAAAGAATTGTTATTTCTGAATTGACAAAAATTGCAGTTGTTCACTTATATTCACAAGGATACACCGATGAAGAATTGGTAAACTTTGATTTGGAACTAACCAATCCATCTACAATGTATGACCAAGAAAAAGTAGAATTATGGGGACAAAAAGTTGGATTAGCTCGTGATATGATTGGTGATAAGATTTTACCTACTGAATGGGTATATGATAATGTGTTCAATTTTTCAAATGAAGAAAAAGAAGAAATCAAAAAACAAATAATAGAAGACCAAAAACAGAAGTTCAGACATGACCAAATAGAACAAGAGGGTAATGACCCAGCTCAAAGTGGTGATTCAGTTGGAACACCAAGTGATATGCAATCAGGTGGATATGATGAAGATAGTTCATCTGGTTCAGTATTCCAAGATGATGGTGGTTCACCAGAAGGCGGATGGGATGGTGCTGGTAGACCAAAGGAAATGAATAAATATTCCAAAGAAACTGGAGCAAGAGGTCGTGACCCATTAGGACATGAGAACTTAAAAAGAACTAAAAAAAGTAAGTTCCAATCACCATTAGCTTTAGCACATTATGATGCAGTTGTTAAATCTATGGGTAATAAGAAAGCAAAAGATATAATCTCAGAGGATAAAAAAATAGATGAGATTAGTAAAGAATATGATGAATATAAATCAAAAAATAGTGTAGATTAAATACACATTTCTTGAAAGTTTTATATTTATTAAAGTAGTATAAAGGATATTGGAGCAAGTATGTCTATTTCAAATGTAAAACATAATAAAATAAAGAATACGGCGATATTATATGAATTATTAAGTCGTCAAATCACGGTGGATGTCCTAAATGACACGAAAAATTCACCCGCGGTTAAGATTTTTAAAGAATTTTTTAATAAAAATACTGAATTGGGTAAAGAATATGAACTTTATCGTATTTTAAGTGAGAAAAAATATTCAAAAGAGTCTCATGCAGTAAAATTAATTGAGGCAGTTGTTACAAATCGCCAAAGATTATCTAATCGTAGATTAAATAACGAAAAATATAATCTTATCAAAACAATAAAAGAAAGCTACAATGTAAAGGACTTTTTCAATACACGATTACCAAACTTTAAAGTATTTGCTTCAATATATAAAGTGTTTGGTATATCAGAAAATCCAAATCCTATTGAAACTACAGATAGTACAATCACATTGATAGAACACATTACATCTATACAAAGTAATGAGGTTAAAAAGTCTGAAATCTTGGAAACATATACAGAAGAAGATAAAGATTTGAGATTATTGGCATATGAGTTGTTAGTTGATAAATTTAATAAAAAATATAAATCTTTAAATGAAAATCAAAAAGATTTATTAAAAGAATATATTAATAATTTATCAAATACTAATTCTCTTACTGAATTTGTTAATAGTGAAGTTGTTAAAATCAAAAAAAATCTTAAAAAGTATGTGAAAAAAGTGGATGATGATATTACTCGTATTAAATTAGAAGAGGCAATTAACCACATTGACACATTGGTTCCATCAAAAGTAGTTAAAGATAAAAATATAATATCATTAATGAGATATTATGAGCTAATTAAGGAATTACAAGATGTCACTATCAAAAAAGCAAATTAAAGAACTTTTTAAAAGATTAATTCGTAAAGAACTTAAAGAAAGAGAACTTGGAGAGTCAAGTACTACTGCATCTGCAGGTATTGGTGGTGCAGGAACAGGTCACTACGATACACCAAAAGCTTTTTCTAAAAAGAAAGATGGACATAAAGACCCAGAAGAGGGTGGATATAAAAAAGTAAATGAAGTTAAATGGGCAGTAACTATTGATATGGGTCAATTAGGTCAAGGTAAAGTTCTTGTAGATGCAGGTTCAAAGGGTGCTGCAACAACAATGGTTGCTAAGAAATTAAAACAAGGAAGAAATGGGATTATAAGTGTATCTCGTGTCCAACCATCAATTGGTAAACAAGTTGATAAAAAGATTGAAAATGTTAATGAGGGTCGTTACCACGATTGGAGAAACGATGAATCATTATCACCGAAACAAAAAATTGGCCGTTCAATGAGAGAAGTTAAAAATGCCTTGAACACATTATCTAAACAGATTGATTTTAATGTTCGTTTAAAGAATGAGTTAAATGTTGATACAAAGTCTTATTGGAAAACTACACATAAAGCATTAAATCAAATTTCAGAAAGATTAGTTAAATTAGCAAACAAAGTCGGAAAACTACAATGATTAAACTAACAAATTTACTAATCAAAGAAGAAGAGCCAGTTATAAGGAAAAAGAAATTCCATATAGGTGGTGGTGTTTATGTAGATAACGAAAAGGATAAAGATAATCCTAAAGCTCAACGATATAGTAAAGATGATTCTGGTAAATATATACCAATAGATGATGATAGTGGTAAGAAAAAATCTAAAAATGTTCCAAATATTTTTGATAAACCTAAAGATGATGGCCCAAATCCAACAAGTAAAGATAAACCTTTAGTTAAAAAAGAAAAAAGTCCAACATCAACATTTGATGCTCCAATAGAACCACATCAAATAGACCCTAATGAAGTTCAACAGGCAATAGACCACATTAAAGAAACTAATCCAGAACTGGCTGATGAATTAGAAGGTCATTTAGAAGACATAAAGTGGTATGGTAATTGGAGTGATGAAGATAATGAATTTTTTGATGATGATTTTTCAGACCCAGAACATGGAGAAGATGCAGAAAGAGCTGGATGGCATATATTAAATAAAATAAGAAATTTTAATAAGAAAAATGCTGGTAGTGATAAGAAAGAACCTAAAAATGTTCCAGCAGCATCAAGTGATAAGAAAAAAATAAAATCAGTTCAAAAAAATACAATAATTAAAAAGAAAGCGTTACAGAAACTTGTTCTTCAAGACCTTGCAAAAGAATATGAGGAAGCAAAAGATACGGATGATACAGAAAAACTGGAAAAAATAAAATCACAACATTTTATACACAAAATGCATTTTGAAGCTCAAAAGTTAGCTCTTGATGTCATTGAAACACAAGGTGATTTTAATATAGATAAAGTAAAGGAAGTTGTAGCTGGAGACCCTGAGAAATATACACAAGAAGATATAGATGAAGCCTTTACTGAAATAGATGAATTAATTGATGATATAAAATCAGATAGTGACTATGATTCATATCCAGAGTATGGCTATGATAGAAGTGAAGTTAAACAATTATTTCAATTAAGAAAAAGATTAGAAATGGTTGGAAAAGAAAAGTTAAGAAAAGACAATCAGAACGAAAATTATAATCCAAGTGAAAAATATTTAACAGAAAGTATAGATTTATTAGAAAGAGAATTTGGTCAACCATTACCAACACTATCAAGTGTAATGGAAAAACATCAAAAGAATGTTAAAGAAGGCCCCGATGATGTTAAAGCAACTAAGAAACAATTACAGATGTTGATTAAACAAGAGGGTGCATTCAGAAAAAGAATGTTAAACATTGAACAAGGTTTCCTAAGAGACCCAAGACCTGAAAACAAAAAATTAGCAAAAGATATTAAAAAGTCCTACAAAGATAATGTTACTAAGTTTATGAGAGAAGTTGTAGGAATGTTGAAGAGGATGAAATAATGAGAAACTTAATTGTAGATTATATACCATTTGAATTATCACCACAACAAATCCAAGAGTCTTTAAAAGAGAACAATGGTAAGTTAGTGGTTAAGGGTGTATTACAAAGAGCAGATGCGAAAAACCAAAACGGAAGAGTATATCCAAGAGAGATATTGGTTCGTGAAGCTAAGAAGTATGATGAAAATTTTATTAAACAAAGTAGAGCATTAGGTGAATTAGACCACCCAGACTCTTCAGTAGTGAATTTACAAAATGTATCACATAATATCAAGGGTATGCATTTTGAAGGTGATAATCTTTTAGGAACCGTAGAGGTTTTAACCACACCAAGTGGTAATATCTTAAGAGAATTATTTAAGAATGGTATCAAATTAGGTATCAGTTCTCGTGGAATGGGAAGTGTTGAAGCAGTTAATGAAGATAATGGAGACCAAACATTAAAAGTTGGTGATGATTTTGAATTAATTGCATTTGACTTTGTTTCTAATCCATCAACACATGGAGCTTTTATGTATCCAATGAATGAGAGTGTTGACCCAACACAAAAAACACAAGGAAGAACTTGTGGTGATTGGTGTAAAGCTGAAGATATCATAAACAAAATAATCCGAGGCGAATAAAATGCCAGCCAAATCCAAAGCACAACAAAAATTCATGGGTTTGGTTCATGCCTATAAGAAAGGTGATATTCCTGCAAGTAAAGTAAATAAATCTGTTAAAGATGCTGCAAAATCAATGAGTACAAAAGATATTAAAGATTTTGCTAATACTGATAGAAAAGGATTACCAAATAAAGTTAGTAAGAAAGAATTCATAAACAAATTTACAGAATTATTAGATGCAGAAATGGAATCTTGTGGTTATGTTTTTTCTGCAAAAGACCCATCTTATAAACTAAAATCACCTGGTGGAACTGGTGAAGAGGATAAAAAATTAAAAGAAAAAAAGGATTGGGGAGATACAACAATTAATTATAAAAAAGATACACCAAGGTCTTTAAAGAAAAGTAGATTTAAACAATTAGATGTACTTGTTCCAAAAGGTAGAGTTAATTGGGTAATAAATACATTAAAAAAAGAAATTAGAGGAATTAAAATAAACCACGAAGAAGTTGATTCATACACAAAAGATGGATTGATACTTTCTAAATTTAAAAAAGATGACATAAATAAAATTATGGGAATTGTTGACCATTCAGGTGGTTTATTTGAAAGTAAAAAAATAATGAATGAAATAAACTCTTATAAACAATTTGTAAAGTATATGAATGATTTCTATGGGCCAAAAGGTGTTTATCCAGATAAAAAGAAAAGAACTTTAAAGATGAAAGACATTGGATTGGCATATTCAGTATTATTAAAGAAGAAACCTGATTTTGAAATCGGATATGATTCTACTGATAGAGAGATGTTAAGAGATATTTTAATCAAGATGAAAAAACTTGACCCAGATTATTCAAAAAAAGAAGCAGTAAATGAAAAGATGAGACCAGCCGTGAAAAAGTTGTTGAAACAAAAAGGATATGGGCCAATTTTTCAAGCAATTGATAATTCCAAAAGACAATTCAAACAAATGAAATACTCACGAGGTGAAATACAAGATACTTTGATTGATATGTTTGGTAAGGAAGACCCAAAGATACTACAAAAGATTAAAGAATCAATAAGTGAATATAGTGGAATGAGTAAATGGCAACGAGACAGACTTGACCAACTCTCAAAAGAAAAAGGAAAGAAACCTAAAAAAGTTAGTAGAGCAGTAAAGAAAAAACAAGATGCATGGGCAAAAAAATATTATACAAAGGGTGGTGGAATTAATATAGCAAAATGGAAAAAAGATGGTTCACCAGCATTTCCAAAAGAATCCGTAAATGAAGTTGAAAGAGATTACAAGGCAGAATATAGAAAATTTCAGTCATCTACTAAGGCAAA